TCTTCAATCAATTTACAGCAGAAAGGATTTTCAAGAACTATAAAGATAGGTTTATCATTCTCATCTACTAACTCTTTTACATCTGCTATAACTTCTTCGTTAGATTTTAGTAGAACTAGTTTTATTGACATTGTATCTTATATAGTAATAAAGAGGGAGGTTGGATTCCTGTATACCAACAAACAACGGGCATTACTACAGTAGTAAATACGTTGTTGCCTGAGTCCTACTTGGTTGAGTAGTTCTACCCTGCGGTAGCGAGCACCACCTCTGACCCATCACCTTAACCAGCAGTTGCCAGTAAGTTTATTCAGTCACTCCCATGTTGCGTCCAACAAATATAATATAGCAATAAAAAAGGGGTTTGTCAACCCCTAATAATTTTATTTTGATTTGCGAATAAATTCACCTTCTTGAACACCTTCCATATGATGATCTTGTGCAAGAAAAGCATGATCACATTTTGGATGCTCCCAAGGATAGTGTCCATTGACAGCATGATATATTCTTATATTATCAAGTGCAGATGTAAGATTTTTAAGAAAAACATCATGAACCTTTTCACGTTTAACTGATAAAGATTCAGTTTTAGATGGAAGTGATACTGATGCTTGGATATTCAACCAACTATCAAGTTTACACTTAGCTGCTTCTGTAATCAAAGGATTGGTACGAGATCCCCAGTTATCCATATTGATGTAATAATTACGAACATCAGGATCAGAAAGAACATCATTTACGTAGGAATCACTAGAACGATCAACAAAATCACAATAAGTTTTTTCATTATGAGAAGTATAGCGATTTAACTTAACTGTGGTAATTCCATTACTAGCAATATAACTAACCATTTCTTTGACTAAAGTTCCTTGCACTGTAACACTTAACGAATTATTAGCTATTAGTTTAACTTCATCTTCAATCTCTTGTTGGCAGGTTATTTCACCATGCTTAATACCATACTTAATATGCTCAATTACTTCATCTCTATCATTATTAGTAGAATGAAATACTCTCTCATTATTAAGTGCTTTTGCAAATCTTTTTCTTGCCCAGTGGTTTTTACACTTTACGAACACAAACATCCAACCTGGTATTCCTAATATACCACTTGCATCATGTCTATGTCCACCTGTAATTATATCTCCTGTCTCAATATCAATAAAAACAGGTGGTGTTCCTGAGTCAACTCCATTTTGTTCAATATCATCCCTTATCTCCTTTACTTTATGAGGGTTTGTTCCGTTAACTCTACCAATATTGTTTTGTTTTACAACATTATCCCATAATCCATACTTTTTTTCTACTATTTCTATTCCAGTTATTCCTTTATCTGTAACTGGAAATGTCCATACTTCTGAATCCATTAACTTTGTAGGAAAATATTCTGTATGAAAATCTTCCTTTGATTCTGGTATGTTAAAAAGTTCACTAAGAGTCATAATTTTTTTAATAATTTTAATTTTGTCTTACAAATTTGAATGCACCCCAGTCTGAACCCCAGACTTTAATGTGATTCTCTTTGTGTAATCCTTTATCAACCACATGATATTCATGTTCAGTTAATGTTACTTCATTTTGTACGTAAGTGTCAATACCGTTCCAATTTACATAACAATTACATGTTGACGTTCCACCAAAATAAGATTTGTGTCCTGTCTTCCTCATTATGATATCACACCCTTCACGGTATGTCAACATATCATCTGTAATTTGATCAATATTTGTGCATTGTGCAAATTGTAGAGGATTTGTGATTTCATAATTTCTAAGATGATACTCTTCACCCTTCTCAACGATATCAATTACAAATTGACGATATGGTCTATTGAGTAAGTAATTATATGCTTGTTCTCCGTAAATACGATTCTCTCCAAGTAAACGGTGAGAAACACGAATATGTGCATAACGAGTTGGATGGGATTGTGCTTGTCTCTTATTAGCAAATGTCCCTACCAATAGTTCAACAAATTCACTCATGAGTGTTCTAGGATCATTGATACAAGAGTTGGTTTTATTTCTTGTTCTGTAATTTCGTTAGGAAAATTTATCTCTGTAAATTTACCATCATGTTTTATCTTCATACATTTACTGGTAATCTCACAAAGCTCTACTTCTTCAAAATCTCTTACGTCTGTATAATTTTTTAAGTAACCATGAATAGCATCCATATGATCTTTATTCATATGATTACATATTCTTTTACTTGTCTCTTCTCTAATCATTCTGGTATAAGTTCTGGATTAACAAGATCCAGTTCATATAAAACTGGGTGACATTCTTCTTGCAGTAAATATTCAGAAGAAATAATTACATCTGTTAGTGTGTACTCTTCATTAGAAGCAGCTTCTGATAAAATCCATTTGTCTTCCTTTTCTATTCTATCAAGAGAATCAAATTGGAATGCAACGTTTTCTATAAAATACATCAAAACTGGTTCCTTGTCAAGAAACACGTATTTTCTGGTAATTTTGTATTTCATTGTACCGATGTCTCACGATACTATTTAATCTTTTTTGATCCCGTCCATTACTTGCTGTAGAGTATCAGCACGACCTTTATAGTAATCAATCTCTTCAGAGAGAACATCAAGGATGTCGTCTACAATAATATTAGGTTCAACTTCATCGTTGAAATAGGTTTTGATAGCATCGGATAGATAGCGTCTCCTATTCCACTCCATACTATAAGGTTTGTAATTCATGATAATTAATCATTCGTTTAAATTATACAAGGTATCAATCTATTTGTCAAGTATACCATTACTTTTTAAAAATTGCAACGTTTCCTTCATATTTCCTATATGTTTGTTACCATATGAAACTTGAGGATACGATGCATCTCCTCCAAATTCCATTTCAAACTGTGTTTTGCTAAAATCTTTATCTAGATCATAACGTAGAAACTCAGAAACTTGTGGTAATGCTTTGAGTAATTGTGCAATGCGTTCGCATTCTTGATTACCGTTGCTGTAAATTACTGCTGTCGTCATTAGAAAAAAATTGATTTAAAAATAAATTCTTTAGAAAGAACTGGGTCACCTAGAAGTTCTAATTGTAACCCATCAGCATCTACGAAGAGGTCGTCTTCCGCTTCCTTTCTACAATGCTGCCAGTAATATGTTCCATCTTCTCTACGATATATGTAGCTAGTGTTGTGTGAATCAAGGGTGAACATTGCAATACACTTTTGCTTGTGTTGCCAACATGGGTCTTCTGCTCGTCTTTCATACTCAGTCACGTTGCCTCCAATCGTCTGGTTTATCTCTGTTAAACCACTCACCAATATCATCTGCTCCATCAAAACGTGACTTGTAGTTGGATGGATCAGGATCACCTAAACCCATCCTATTCATAAAATCATCTACACTGCCCTCCTCAATCCCTTTAGATTGACGACGTGCTTGTTGTAACCAATTTCTAGCAGTTGTATTTGCTTTTGATAATTTCTCTGCCCAGATCATATCTGTTAAAGCAACCTCTTGATTGGTGGCAATTTTTTTACAAATAGCTTCTAATCGCAAACGATATTGGGTAGATAACATATTCTTCTAACTGATAATATTATATAGAATAAAAAAGGGAGTCCGAAGACTCCCTGTTATTATATCACATCATTTAGTTTTTGCAAACTAGAAAGTGTACTTAAGTCCTGCTTTCCCTGCCCAGTCTACGTCATCAACGTTAGTTGCTGCAGATAGTTCACCATATACTCCTACACTATCAGTAAGTGTCTTACCACCACCAATGTATCCGATTAGTTCAGTGTCACCGAACTCATCAGCAGTTTCTGTATGAGTCACTGTAGGACCACCAGACACATACCAGTCAATTCCATTAGGTGTTGTACCTTCGTATCCAAGTTGGAATTCCCAAGTTCCTGATGAATATGCTCCATCTGGGTATGAACCACTTGCTTCTACATTAACGTAAGGACCTGCAAACGCAGCACCAGAGAATAGAAGAGGAGTTGCAGCTAATGCTGCGATTGTTGTTTTGATCATTTTTGTTTTTGTTTTCTCGTAGAATTACTTTCCCACGGATGTTAGACTACACCGACATGTGAGTCTTTACGCAGGGTTACGATCTTTCGGATCCTGTGTGATAGTATATTATAATACTTTTTTTAGATTGTCAACCTTCTGTATATCAGGATACCTTACCAGCAATATAAGTTTTACTTATCTCGTGCCTTGAGGGTTAAGATACACCCCTCTTATCTTAGGTAGGTATATTAATAGGAAAGACATGACCCAGAAAGCGATGAAGACATATAGATGACTTCCTCTGTTAGGTGAAAATATAAATCCTAGGATTGTAAATATCACCCATAAGTAATCAAGCATACCATGGAATGTTTGCCATCCCTGACCATATTTGTCTATTAAATTCTGCCTTTGGTTTGCAGCCCAAGGCGATACATGTCTCATCATAACGAAACCTTCGTTGAAGAACATGATAAAAAATCCGATCCAAAAAATCATAGTTAGTTAAGATAAATTTTTCCTTCACCACGAGACTTAAGTTTAACACTAGTACCTGTAAGAGAAACGTCTCCTGGAAGAGCAGTAAAGTCAATTTTAGAAGAGTTAACATCAAAATCAGCAGTTATGAAATTAGTTTTTGCTGATGTAACATCAAAATCAGCAGTTTTAAATGTGGTTTTAGCAGCATTAAGATTCATACCGCCAGGACCATTGACTATCATTCCTGCCAAACCTTGGAGAGTAGCTGTTGCTGCAGTGCTCATAAACAATCCAGCGACAGCATTGACTTCCATGCGACGTAAACTTTTAATCTTATATGCACCAGCGATTGTATGAGAAACGTTGCCAGGTGATAAGATGACCTTAGATGCTCTAGGATCAAACTGCAAATCAGTGTCCTCACCAGCACCAAACTTCATATTCTGACCTATAACAATATCTTTTTTATTCACCTGTGCAGTAGTAAAAGATGAAGCTGCCATTTGAAGATCACCCTGTGCATTTATACTAATATTTTGTCCTTCCAATACAAGTTCTTCTGTTGCAGTGATTATTATTTTTGATGCTTTAATCTGTCTCTTACTTCCCATTGCTTGTTCTATATGATCACCATAACAAAGAACGTTAAGTGCTTGCTTATCACCTTCAGTACCACCCTCATTATATTGAATATTTGTTCTGCCATTATGAAGTTGGTTAGAACCTTGTGTATTAATATCTAATGTTCCACTACCAGCAACATCGGTTGATTTTCCTGTAATTAACTTAATATTACCCTTACTATTCATTACTATTGCAGCACCACCTGAGTCAGGACCTTCAATCCTCAATGCAGAGGTTAGTCCGTCAGGCATCATCCTTTCATATATTTCAGATCTAGTAAACCACCCTTTATACCAAGTATTAAATCGCGGTCCGTTAACCAAATTCTGAGCTTCATCAGGAGTTTTTTGACCGAATATAGTATCAGGATACGTTTTAGCAGGTTTTACTTTTGACATTATGGACAATCAATATATTTACCAGTACCAATTTTGGTAGAACCAATAGTAGATAGTGCGTCTGTCTCTAGACATGCTAGAGATGGTAGTAATCTAGCACCATAACCTCCACCACCTACAATATCTACTGCAGGAAATCTATCAAATGTAAGTTCTCTATTTAATATACGAGCACCAATCACAAATCCAGTATTAGGATCAATAACTGCCTCAGCAATTCCTAGTTCTCCATTCACATACATGTCAGGAACACTAGTATATCCAATGCCAGGTCTAAGAATAGTGAAAGAATCAATAATACATCTGACGTCATTGTCTGATGCACGATTCAACTTATATCCAAAACCAGATGACCGAACTCTAATTTCTGTTAGGAATCCATTTCCATCTAATAGTCCTACTGCTGTAGCTCCTGATCCTTCACCACCAACAAAAACAATAGGTGGTTCTGCCCATGGTGAACCAGGATTATCAATAGGTATCTCAATAATACCACCATTATCATCAGTAATAGGTGGTTTTGCAGTAGGTGGTGTAAATGGTTCGGGTGTTGTTTCTGGTACATCACCAAGTCCATTATCAAAGTCTTCTATAGTTTGATCATCATCTGTTGTGATCAATACGTCTACAGATGCTCCTTGACCAGTAATACTGAAAGTAAGTGTCTCTACATCTTCTATCTTATTATCTTCTGC